TCACTCTTCCTCGTCCAGATGACTATGGAACAAGTCCCCCTGGTTGCGAGCGATGAACGCCAGCCGCATCCGCTTCAAGACCCGATACACGAACTGCAGCGTCACGTTATGTTTCATCGCCAGCTCCCGCTGGTTCCTGCCGGTGAACTCGTCGAACAGTTGCTGGTGCAGCTTCGACGCCTGTACGCTCACCCCCTTCGGAACGTAGAGCTGCTGGCCGCCCCATACCTGTGCCATCTGCGCCGCCACTTCCGAACCGTGCGCCTCGGCCAGCTCAGGGCTGACGTGCAGGGTCTCGATTGCGGACTGCGCGACGTGATCCGCCAGCGCGGCCAGCATCTCGCCGGCCGTACTGTTGGGCGCTCTTACCGATCCTGCCATTTCTTGAGCCTCTCGATGACGTTGCTGGCCTGGTCGGCCTTGAGCCACTGGAGCGCGGCGACGCCCGTTGCCCGCTGCACGAATGCAGCGAGCGCGCGCTCCGATGGATCGTTGACGATTCCCTGCTGATGCATCTCCAGCCAGAGCGAGCGGATCTTCCGCGACTGGCTGTCGTCCGCCAGAGGGCGGGACTGCCGGTTCGGACGGACCTTGAACCCTCGCAGCTTGAGCTGTTCCAGTACTCGGTAGAGATTTGGAACAGTGAGCTGCGCGGTTGATGTCGCACCGTCCAGCCCCTTCATGCCGGCCAGGAGCAAGCGGTAGGTTTCGTCATCCATTCCCAGCTCACGCCGGCCAACGTGGATGAGCTTGATCAGGCGTAGACGGTTGGGGTTGGTCGTAGCCATTACGTGCCCTCCGGAGTGATACGCCAGAGGCTATGGACCTTGCCGACAGGTTGGCACTCCAGCCGCTCAATGCTGGATTTGAGGCTGGGGAAAATCCTCTCAGCCAAGCGCCTCACAGGGTCTTCGCAGTCATGAGTACACGATGCCCGCTTACCCCGTACCGTGCTGGTGACGTAACCAGCAATGCCGTCCCATTTGACCGAAACGTCCACCGGTTGAACCGGATGAACAGCGGCAACAGCATGCCGACACACCCAGGGGCGGCCGTGAAACTCAGCTTTCACGATGCCATCACGCTTAAGCGTCTTGAGGTTCGTAACCTTCGTCCCGCCCCATACATCGGTCTGATAAGGCCAGCTCCGAATAACCACGCCGTCCTGGTTCAACAGCCAGACCAGAAAGTCCTGGCCGTTGTCTTGGAACTCGATAAGGGTTGACGACATATTCAATCCTCCTCTGCCGGCTCGTTCCTACCGAGAGACAGCGGCAGTTCGCCGAGCCAGAAGCGAGCTACTTGCAGGCCCATTCGAAACCCTTCAGCTCTCGAACCGCTCAGCACTATAGGATCGTCCCCCAAGTGGATCTCCACCCCTGGGGGCGCGCTCAGAACCTGGTCAATATTGCCAATGCCTTTCTGGTGCCAGGAAACGAGCAACTCGGCTACGTGCTGCAGGTCAGTGTTTGAGCAGAAGTCTTCCAGCATCTCGCGCAGTTCAGCCTTGGCTTCCTCCGCATTCTCGATGGCGTGGCCGTTGTCGAATGTGCCCCCGACCAGCGACCAGGCGCTGGCGAAGACCTGGGCCTGCGACATGATGGTATCGATGTTGATCTCTTCGGCCATCTCACACCCCCGCGATATCAAGAGGAATGGAACGATACTGGTCGGTGTCTCCAACCCGCTCCTGGATACGCACGTAAGCCTTGGTGCTCACGACCTGGACTGCTTCGCCGATGGCCTGCATTGCACGCTGCCAGCGCTCGTCGTCGATCTGCAGGCGGCGCAGAGCGAGTACGCTGCCGGTGCGGATGTTTCCCGCCTGGTCAACGCGGAACGCATCGTTGATCAGCGTGATGACCTCCGCGCGAGCACCTTCCGTCCATTCATGGAGGCACTCGTCGATCAGCGCCTTGGCTGCCTGCAGGCGCTCGTCGAAGGCGATGTTGTCGGCCATGGCCCGAATGACCTTGTAGCGGCCGTCTAAGCTGACCAAAGACACGTTGCCCTTCTTACCACCTACCTTCGCCTGGTACTGCTCGGCCGACAGGGTGATGAAGGCTTCGATATCGCCGAATGTAGCCAGTTTGAAATCCAGCAACGCCTTGCTCAGGGCTTTCCCCTTGGCGACGATCTCCTGCACGAGGTGGTCGCGCTCCAGGTCGATGGGCTTGATCATTTTTTCAGGTACCAGGCGCCCCTTGGCGTCCATGCGGTACCCGGCGGGAACATGCACTGCTTGTTCAGCCATGAGAGGCTTCCTCCTCGGGATTCGGTACAGCACTCATCTCAGCCAGGGAGACGAACGCATTCAGGATGTGTCCGCAGTTGCTGCAGGTGACTACAAGATCGATCAGGCTCGAATCATGAGCTGCAGAGCGCGCAGTGATTTCAGGGTACGGCGTGCCGCATTCGGAGCAGTCGATTTCCAAGACATCAGCCATGCTCAACCTCCAGCACTGGAGCACGATGGAGGCGGTCAATGCGGTCGATCTCGGCCAGAAGAAGCGCCACCGCCTTGACCAGATTGCGACGGTCACAGTCGCTGGGGTTCCAGTACTCTTCATCCCACGGCCACAGGTCCGGGACGATCTTGGCGGTACTCATAGAGCGCTCCGGATCGTTGATTCGGCAGTGGGCTTCCTCGGCGTAGCAGACTGCGGCCAGCACAAGCGCACCATCGGAGTACTCGTCGTCGTGCTCCGGATGGTGCCCTTTGTCGGCGATCTGTCGGATGCGCTCGGATAGCACGTCGCGGAGAGACTCCGGTGCTGAGTGGGTGTAATGCCGAGCGGCAAGCAGGTCACGCGCGATCAGGCGATAGATGTCGCGGATCGGCGTGTCATCCTCAATGGCTCCGTCGAACACCTGGTCCACCACCCAGCCGAGCAACTCGTCGTCGATCTCGTACCAACCTTTCGGGCCTGGTACCGGAACAGGCCGTCCGTCACTGATCAGCATCTGCAGGTGATCTAGGACTATGGCGACATGGCCCATGGTTTCCTGCCAGAACATCGCTGGATTAGGACTCTTCACAGCCTTGCGCAGGGCCGCCATAGAAGCGGAAAGCTTGCTGTCCATCAGTGCACACTCCCAGCAGTCTGCTGCTCGGCCTTGAGGTGCAGGTAGTAGGCGGCTAACTGCTCCAGTTCGGCTTCATAGGCCTCGTGTTGATAGGCCAGCTTCAATTCCGCCAGCTTGATCAGGATGTTGTTCGCGTGATTGAGCTGCTGATTCAGCGTGTGGTTAATGGTCTTCAGCTCGACCATCTGCTGGTCCTTCGCGAAGCCATCACGCAGAACGTCCTTCAGGGCCAGGCGGCAGTCCTCCTCGCTCATGGCATCAACGTCCATCAGCGGGGTGTAAGCGTGAGTTATGACGGTCATTGGTCTTGCTCCTTCACCTGGGTCACCCACGACACCTTCACCCCGCGCAGACGCACGGTGTTGCAAGTAGTCATGCCAACGGTCTTGCAATGAGCGCTGCGAAACTCCGGCAAGAAGTGATCGGCCAGGCTCTTTGCCTGGTCCCGGTCGATGAACAGCGACTCATCGGGAACTGATGTTGCGACGACGCGAATGCCGACTTCGCGGAGCACGCGGGTCACTGCGTTGACCGCCGCGAGCTTCTCGGCCAGCTCATTGGTCAGGACGTGGCACGCGAAGAATGGATCGCGCAGCGGCAGCTTCGGAATGGCGTGAAGGGTTACTGTCGCGCGCATATCACACCCCCGCCCGCACGGCTGCAGCGATCAGCTCGCCAGTGACTTTGGGTTCGCAGACCTTCACCGCCTCGTTCATGGCTCCGCTGACCAGGTTGTTGACCGCCAACGGGTAGCACAGCGAGGAGGTCTGCACGCTGCGATGGCCACCGCGTCCAACCGGTACGGTGCTGCGCAGGCAGTTACGAATTTCCGTGAAGGCGGACGGCTCGAACACGTCTAAGTAGTCGACATCGACCCGTGCAAGCTTGTGCTTCAGGTAGGCCTCGACATTGTTGTCCAGAGGCTGCAACCAGACCTTTTCGCACCGCTGCACGACCTCGCGTACCGCAGCGTTGTTCTCGGAAAGCTTGATGTCCAGCTCGGTCTGGCCGATCAGGATGATGGACAGCAGTTGCTTGAAGCCGCTCTTGATCTCGTAAAAGCGCTTGAGGTGTTTAATCGTCGCCTCGGACAGGCTGTGTGCCTCTTCGATTACCAGAACGTGCTTCTTGCCGACCTGGCTCTTGAGTAACTGGTGCATCTGCTCGGAGCGATCCTCAAGGCTACCGCGAGCCTTATCGCCGGGAGCGATGGTGCGAATCACCGCACTGATGATGTCGATGGACTTGAGCGGCTTGCCCTTGCGGTCGCTGTCTTCGCTACCCAGTACATAGGGCTCGATGATGGTGATCGGCTCCTGGTTGACCTGAATCCACTCGGCCAGATCCTCGCGGAGTGTGGACTTGCCCGCGCCGGACTCGCCGATCACCGCCAACATCCCACCATGCTTCGCGGTCTGACGGATGGACTGGCGCACGTAACGGATGTCATCGGACAGAAATACGTCATCTGCTGACTGCATCTCGTAGGTGAACGGATCACGCGGCAGACGGAAGTGGCGTTTGGCTTCGGGGGTCAGGGTGTACTTTCGTAGTAGCATGGTGTCGCTCTCTTTGCTGTCTGCATTGTTGAGTGCCGGTGCAGCGTCAGTCTTGGCAGGCGGCGCTGCATCGGCTTCCATCACGAACAAGTCGCGAATGTGGTCATCGTTCGCCCCACGGGCGAACAGCGTTTCCTTGATCTTGTGCTCCAGGCCGGAGCGGTCGATGGTCTTCGGCCATTGGCCGTGATTGACCAACTGCGCAACGGCTGCCTGGCTGAGGGGTTGGCCGTCCGGTTTCTCCAGGGATGCGGCCAGTTCGCTTTGCGGAATGCCGAGGTCGGCAAGTACCCGCTTCAACTTCATCTGCATGACGTGCTCCTACACGGCCCGCAGGCCGCTGACGTTGGAGGCCGGAGGAACAGCGACCGGCCGGGTGAACTGTTCGATAAGGGCGTTGACCTGGTCCTCGGGCACGCCCTCCTTAAAGGTGCTGCGCAGCCAGGCGTTCTCCTGCGCCGTGAGGTTGCGGCCAATCGCTTGAGCGATCCGCAACATGGCCTGCATGGCGGACAGCTTCGGCACGTCAATGCGCAGATGCTCCGGCGTTTCGATGGTGCTGCCCTGGCGCTGCAGGTAGGTGGGGTGTTCCACTTGCTTGAGGTGCTGGTGGGAGTCGAGCTGGCCACCAAACGGCGTGATGTTCTTCGCCCTGGCCTGCTCGGCGTCCTGCTCCGGATAGGCCAGTTCGTCCATGGCCTTGGCGGCATGCTCGATGGCAGTCTCCGGCTGAGCCTTGTACTCCTGGCCAGGTACCGCTGCGTCCAGGCGCTGGCCGAAGACGTCGTAACCCCGGATCGGCTCCAGTCGGTACTTGAGGCTCTCGCCGTCGTAGCGCGGCACCTCGATCTGGATGGCGCAATCGCCGTATACCAGGGACCGGACACTGACGAAGCTGCCCACGGTGACGCCGTCCAGGCCGCGCACGCTGTAGAAGGCCGAGGCATCGGCGCTTGGATGCTTGAACTGGATGGTCAGGTCCGGGTTGACCTTGCGCTCGACCTCGCTACTGGTCATCAGCGCTCGGCAGACCTCTACCGGAGGTAGTAGACGCAACTGCTCGGCACGGATCAGTTGCCACAGGTCGTAGCGGGCGACCGGCGCATCCAGCCCCTTCCGGTGCAGCCGCGAATCCTGATGCGGAATCAGATTCGCGTTATAGGCCTCAGCCCAGGCCTGGGCCGAGGCGTTCAGCTCGGCAATGTCGTTCACCGGCTGGAAGCGCAGGCGGCTCTCGAACTGGGTTTCGACGATGTTGTTGCCGACTTCAACGCCCCCCTTGGCGCGGGCGTTTCCCGCTGCGTGTTCCAGAGGCTCGACTTCCAGATGATCCAGCAGATTCTTGATCGCATTACTGGTGTTGGCGGAGCCCTTGTCCCACAGCAGGAACTTGGGTACGCCGTGAATCAGGCGCCCCTCCTGCTTGCCCCAGGCGTACATCAGGAACTCGAACAACGCATGCTGGCTCTCGCCGGCTGACTTGCAGTACCAGGTCACCAACGCTCCGCTGGCGCGGTCATAGAGCACATAGCGCCAGACCTTCAGCTTGACCTTCGCGAAGTTCTCCAGCTTGTTCTTGTAGAACTCGCGCTCGCGCATGATGTGCTGGCGGCCCTTGAGGTAGTAGAGCAGGCACAGCGACGGGTCGACCTCGTGAAGGTAGTTCGGATGAGGTGCGCGCAGTGCCTGGACGGGGTCGACCTGGCGTTGGCAGGCCACGTTGAGACTGCGGGCCGCCATCAACCGATTGAGCTGGGCATTGCTGACGCCGAGATGGATACCGTTCTGCTCCAGGATCGAGCGCGCCGAAGGCGTGAACATCGCCTGCTTGCCGTTATCCCGGATGTTCTCGCGCTGCATGCTTCCCAGCATTTGCAGCGCCTCGGTGGCTACGCTGGTCGAGCCTTTGTCGTTGCGGGTCTTGCGGCCCGACTGCCAGCCGCAGACGGACTTGAGTTGGCGGTATATGGTCGCCGATGACAATCCCAGGAACTCCTGGGCCGAGGACATGATGCCGCCGCGCTGGCTCCAGCCTGCGGCATCCAGTCGCCTGGCAAGATCCATCAGGTAATCGCGGATATCCGGCGTGACCGACATTTCAACCGCTCCCTTCACGTCCATCACTGGGCCTGCTCTTCGGGTTGCAGCTGGTGCTGGCGAGCCAGAGCCAGTTCGTCCCCGAAGCGATTGATGATTTGGTCGCGGGCCGCCGCCACCAGGTGGGCGGTGCGGGTGATGGCATCGTCCAGCTCGATCAGTACCGTGCGTACTTCGAGCGGCATCTCAACGTAAGCCTCGGGGTCGTAGCCTGGCTGGTTGACCGCTTCGCCGATCCACCAGGCGTCCAGGGCCTCAACAGCTTGGAGATGGCGACCAAGGGCCTCGTCGATCAGCACCTGGCGCTTGGCGATCTCCTCCTGGAAGGGCGCGACCTTCTCGCTCCAGGGAGCAGTGCGCAGTTGAGCGCGCTGCAGCTCCAACTTGACGTCGCGGAGTTTCTTGCTGGTATCCGCCTCGACTTTGGACAGGGCGTCGTAGTCCTGCTGAACGTCCTCCAGCTTCGCCTGCAGCTCTTCTTTTTCCTTCGAGTGCTTGGCGATCATCTCCTCGGCAAGATCAACGAAGGCTTCCTTGTCGCCGGTCTTGGCCACCTCGATCAGGGCTGTTTTCTGGTCGTCCGGCAGCTTCCGGTACTGACGCAGCTCGCGATAGCCGATGCCCATGCGGGACATAGATTCGAGGGCTTCTTCGCCGAGGGCGCGGAGATTGCGGATATCCTCGTCAATCTGCTCCCTGGACCGGCCGAGCAGCGAGCAGAACTCCTCCCAAGTGCCGGAGAACTGGTGACCGTCACCAGTCTTTTTTCCCTGAAGAGCGCGGTAGAGCTTGTTTTCCTTGACGAACGCCAGCTTGGAAGTGGTGACGGTCACCGAAAATTTGGCGAATGCATCCGCCATCTGTGCCTGTCCAAGCAGTTGATTGACCAAGTCGCGCTCTTCATGGATGCCCTGGGCGATGTCGCCCAGCATGGTCAGGGCCCCGGCTTCCGCCTGGTGGGCTTCCGGGTTGATTTCAGGCATGGGATCGAGTTTCACAGGGGATGCTTTGCGGGCCATGGGATGTCCTTAGTTCGGGGTACGGGTGTAACGCTGGCGGCGCTCGTCGAGTTCGTGCTGCGCCTTGCGCAGGGCTTCATCGAAGGCGAAGGCCACCTGCACCAGACGCGGACCGAAAAGCCAGCGGTGATGGTCATGTGGGCTGCGATCTGCCAGGCCTGCGGTGCGCAGGTTTTCCAGGGCGCGCAGAGCGTTGTCGGTAGTGCATTCAGCGGCGGCGGCCACCTCTTTCAGCAGCATTCCGCGGAACTCGTTGCCGGCCAGGGCCAGCAGCACGCGCAACACGCGCTGCACCTGTTCGGAGCGGTATTTTTCGGTGCTCATGCGCAGCGCTCCATCGGGATGACGACCAGAGCGCCGGACTGGGTGATAGCGGCCTGGCCACCGGTGGCCTCCGCCAGTTGCTCGTGGAGACGTTGGGCCTCGTTGCACCACCCTTCGGCACACTCCTCCATGCGGGTCAGCTCGGTGCGCAGGTGTTCGTTCTCTTCGGCAAGGCGCGCAGCTTCGGCGCAGAGCTGGTCATAGGCGTGTTCGTCCAAGCGGCGCAGTAGCGCCGGAATGTTGGTCGGCTTACTCATCGTCAGGGCCTCCGAAGTTGAGTTGCGGGTGGGCGTGTTGGTGAACATTGCCGCGATGCCACGCCAGTTCCTCCAAGCCGGCCTGCAACGCCCCGAGAGTCGCGGCTGCGTCCTGCTCGTCGGCGTAGAAGGCCATCAGCGCGCCGGTCGCACGGTGCAGCACGGCCTGCAGCGACTGGATGTCGGAAGGGCTGCTGACGCGGCCGGAGGGAATGTCGATCAAGACCTTGCCCGCGCTGGCCGCTAGCCAACGGCTTACCAGGTTGATGCCGCAGACCTGTTCGTAGGCGGGAATCAACACCGCTGGCATGCGACCGTTGACGAGCCACTTGTAAAGCGCGGAATGGTCCGGCAGTCCCATCTGCTCGGCGATACGTTCAACGCTGAGCCGCCGCCGTTCCCGGCCATGGTCTTTGCACCACTCCAGGGCCTGCCGGAGGTTGGTTGGCTGGGCGTTCTTCCAATTGCGGCGTTTCATTGGAAGCCCCCGCTGGCGCGGTAGCGCGGCCCTTCCAAACAAATTCTGTATTTGCAACTAGGCAATGGCATTGCGCCATGCACAATGAAATCAGTTACATTCACCAACAGGGCCGATGACATGCGGGACGAACTGAAACAGTTGCAGGCGAAGGTTGAGGCACAGAGCTTCGTGATCGAAGAGCTGCTGGGTGTCTGTGTAGAATCCGGGCTGACTTCGGCAGCAATAGCCGGTAGCTGGAAATCGGTACGGAACAGTCCGACGTTCTTCGCGGCAGATGCCGAGGCGAAGCGGCTACTGGCCGACGAGTTGGATGCGTGGGCCGAGGTGCTCATTACGCGACATCCAGAGCTTTGGCTGGATCGGTGCAGATCTCGCCGGCCTTCAAACCGAGCTTGATGGCGATCTCATGGGCCTGGCCGCGAACGCACTTCTTGCGGCCGCCGAGAACCTCGAACACCAGGTTCGGTGAGAATTTGTTGGCGATTGCCCATTGGGTGATCGAAATACCCTTGGCCTTGAGCGCTTCGCGGGCTTGATCAGGGGTACGTAGCTTCATGGAAGCTCCTTTCGAGGGGTTATGGCGCCGTGTTCGGTGCCGTTTAAGTTGCCGTTCGTGGTGGGACGGTGTGAAATCAATCTATACCAAGAATCTTTGGTAGTGCAAGGATTTTTTGCATGTCAATTGAGCGCGCGGATATTGCAATTCGCCTAGTAGAAGAGCGAGGAAGGACGGGCTACAGCAGGGTTGCCTTCGCACGTGAGCTGGGAGTTAGCTCCGAAACACTGCGCCTCTACGAGATTGGACAGAGCGCTTTGAATGCCGAAGTTCTGGCTAAAGCAGCCTCGCTTGGGGTGGATGTGCAATATGTGCTAACGGGTGTCTACTCGTTGAATCTATCGAAAGCAGAACAAGCTGCCTCGCCTCAACCGCTTGCCCCGAAGTACCAGGTGCAAAGCGGAACAATGAATGTCACTGAGAACGGAAACGTCATTCACACAACACGACATACCACGACAGTGAAAGCCGAGGTGAAGCCAGGGGAACAGCACATCTCTGAGGCTCAGGCCGCCAAGCTGACCGAGCTGGTTCGAGAAGTAGTCGAGCTGGAGGGAAAACTTCGAAAATCCCCTAAAGGTTACCGTGCCGTGTGGGGTGCGCTGAACGCACATTGCGATGTCACTCGCTACCTGCTGATTGCCGCTGCGGACTATGAGAAGGCCGAGAAATATTTGCGTCAATGGATAGGGCGACTGAACTCGATGGATTCCGCACCAGTTGCAGATAATGATGCATGGCGCAAGCGCCGTTACTCATACATCAAGATCAACACCAAAGGCGACAGTGACTGGTTGACGGCGTACCTCAAGAAAACATTTAAGGCTGTAAGCCTTACGGATCTATCGGACGATCAACTGGATCGTACCTACCGAGCAGTGGCTACTCGCAAGAGGAAGCCGCACTCATCTAAAGGCGTTTAGATAGTAAGGAGTGCCAACGTGAATTACATGGGAAATTTGATCTGTCTGGGAGTTGCGACACTGGTGATAGCTGGATGCGGGAGGGAACCAATGACGCCCGAGAGGCTACTTGCAGCTCTAAAGGCCGGAGGAGTGGAGTACAGCGATGTTCAGCAACCAGAGCGAGATCCGTCAAGCCTCTTGCCTAACACTTATAAAGAGCGTCTAACGTTAACTCTTCCCAGTATTGCCCCGAAGGGTGGACAGTTTTTCATCTGCGACAAGAGGGAGTACTGTGATTCTTTATATAGTCACTTTGATGCGTTCAAGGGTTTGGCAGGTCCCTACCTGTACCGCTCCAAAGATGGCTTAGTTGTAGCGCAGCTCAGTAGTGGTTTGGAGCCCAAAGCGGCGGAGCAGATTCAGAGCATAGTAGAAGCGCTTTAATGAATAAGTAACTACGGATCGAAAAGTGGGGATAGGTAGGTATTTCCCAAAGGACCCCAGGAAGGTTTCAGCTCTTTAAACCCGATTAAAAGAACTCCTGCAGCACGCCGCCGATCATGGCGGCGTGTTCGTTTCGGCGCCTCCCTGGCGCCCATCTGCAGGAGGTTCCATGCGATCCAATCCCCCGCGCGGTATCCGTAACTTCAATCCCGGCAACATCCGCCACGCCAAGGGCACCCGTTGGCAAGGTATGTCGGCCAATCAAAATGATTCCGCGTTCGTCCAGTTCACCGGCCCCCAATGGGGCATCCGAGCCATTGCTCGCACGCTGATCACCTACCAGGACAAGCACGCCCTGCGCACGATCCGCCAGATCATCAGCCGCTGGGCGCCTCCGAGTGAGAACAACACCGAGAGCTACATCCGCCAGGTTGCTGCCCGCGTCGGTGTGGCCCCCGACGCGCGTATCGACGTGTACGACTACCGCACCATGCGCACCCTGGTTGAGGCCATCGTCAGGCACGAGAACGGTCCCGGCCCGCTTCCGGAAGGGAGCTGGTACGGCGAGGGGCTGATCAACGAAGGCCTGCACCTGGCCGGCATCGTTGCCGGCGCCTACCACGGGGAGCCGGCATGAAGCTGATCGACAACTGCCGCAGCTGCTGGAAGCTGCATAGCGTCCAGTTGGCGATTGCCATCGCGCTGCTGGGTTTCCTGCAGGCGACGGTACTGCCGATGTGGGAGGCCCAGCTCTCTCCGACCCTGTACGCCTCGATCAACAGCGTGCTGGCCATGCTGCTGTTCGCCGCTCGCCTGATCAGGCAGGGGCCGGAGCAGGAGCCCTCCAAATGATGCGGCTGATTTTGGGCCGCGCGCTGACGGTCATCTCGTCCTTTTTCAGCATGGCTCCTCTGTGGGCGCCCAGCTCCGGCTACCAACAAGCCTGGCCCCAGGCGAGACCCGGCAAGTCTGGCGTAGCTGCTGCCCGCCGCGCCGCCCGCAAGGCTCGCAACCGCCGGAGGCAGCGCCATGGCCGTGCTTAGCATCCTGCGCTCCAACTGGTTCTGGATCGCGCTGAGCGCTGTGCTGTACAGCGCCGCTGTGGTGATCCACGGCTCCGTAAGCTACGACCGAGGGTATGCCACCGCTCGCGCCGAGGGTGACGCTGCGCTGCTCAACCTGCAGCTGCAGCACGCCAACGAACGCGCCCAGTCCCTCCAGGACAGCCTGGTTCAGTACAAGCAACAGGTCGCTCGCGCCAACCAGGCCGAGGAGCAACTGCAGCAGGTACAGCAGCAACTGACCGACACCCGACACCAACTCCAGGAGCGAATCCCCCATGTCACGACCGTATACCGGCCGGCACCTGATGTCGCGCCTGTTGCTATCCCTCGCTGTGTGTTCACTCGTGGTTGGCTGCGCGACTACAACGCCGCCCTCGGCGCCGATCTGCCCGCCGCTCGAACCTCTGGTAGTACCACCGTCGCTGAAGAAGCGCCCCGCGCCGCCCCCGGCGCTGACACCGAACTACTGGAAAGCGGCATCACTCCCGCCGACATCCTGGCTCACGCCCAGGACTACGGCCGCTGGGCGCTCGGCAACGCCGCCCAGCTCCACCAGTTGCTCGATCTGCAGGAAGGGAAGTAGCCCGATATGGACGTTGTAGACCGCTGTACCGAACAGAACGATTTCACTGAGGCCGCGCTGGAGGTTCATCTGTCGAGCCACCAGCGCCGTTCCGGCCCCTCGGCCTACCGCTGCGACGAATGCGGTGACGCGATTCCGGAGGCGCGCCGTCAGGCCGAGCCGGGGACGCAACACTGCGTCGAGTGCAAGCAGTACCTGGAGCACCTGCAGAAGCGAGGACCGCAATGGATTTGACGGACATGCAGTTGGGCTTTTCCAGCGTGCAATGGGTCGTGATGACCGTCCTCGGCATCTACACCTGGCTCACCAACCGGCAGGCCGCCAGCAGCCGTGAGCTGCTGGAGCTACGCACTCGGATTATCGCTCTGGAGGCCGCCGTACAACACCTGCCGGACCAGGCGGCGATCACCGAGCTGCTCGGCGACATGAAAGCGGTTCGTGCCGAGTTGACAGCCATGCAGGGCCTGACCCGTGCGGTGGACCGCATCAATGACTATCTGCTGCGAGAGAGACCATGACGCCTTATGCCGAATTCCTGCGCCAGGACATGCGCCTGGTGATCCTGCGCCTGCTGTCGGAAATGCCGGGCTATCGGGCGAACAGCTCCATGCTGAACGCTGCCCTGGATCACTACGGCCACACGGCCAGCCGTGACCAGGTGAAGAGCGAGCTTGCCTGGCTGGCCGAGCAGGGGCTGGTCAAGCTGGAGGATATCGGCGCGGTCCTGGTGGCTACGCTCACCGAGCGCGGCCAGGACGTAGCAGCTGGCCGCGCACGGGTGCCTGGCATCAAGCGGCCGGGAGCCTGACATGGCGGGCAAATCCTCAGTCAATCGCCTACCCCCCGTGGTCAAGGCCTATCTCCAGAAGCTGTTGCGCGAAGACCGGATGACCCTCGACCAGATGATCGAGGACCTGCGCTCCCGCTTTCCCAACGAGAAGGTGCCCAGCCGTAGTGCGCTCGGTCGCTTCAAGATCGGTTTCGAGCAACTGACCGAAAAAGCCCGCCAGCACCGCGAGCAGGCAGAAGCCTTCGTCGGCGCCCTGGGCGAAGACGCCAGCGACAAGACCGGCGCACTCCTGGTCGAGGCGGTTTCGACCCTGACTTATCAGGCCGCCATGGGCGCCCACGAGAAGGACGACGTCACCATCAAGGAGGTTGCCGCTCTGGCCCGCGCCGCCAAGGCGACGATGGAAGCCAGGACGCTCAGCGTGAAGGAGCGCCAGGCCATCGAGAAAGCGGCGCGCGAACGGCTGCTCCAGGAACAGGCCGCCGAACTGGACGCAGAGGTCCGTAGCGGCGGCATGGACGAGGAACAGGCGCTGTTCTGGCGGCAGAAGTTCCTCGGGGTGAAAGTGTGAGCGCCCCGGCCGTCAAACCGAGCAGTAGCACGCTCCGGGTCGTCGAGTGGGACGAACTGCCAGAATCGGTGCGCGCCATCCCGCAGGGGTACAACCCCATCGCGGAAGGTCTGCTCATGGCGCACCAGGCCGATTGGCTGGCCATCCAGGCGCAGATCAAACTGTGCGAGAAAGGGCGCCGGACGGGCATCACCTTCGCCGAGGCGCTGGACTCGGTGATCACGGCCGCCTCGCGCCGCAGCGCGGGCGGCATGGACGTGTTCTATGTCGGCGACACGAAAGAGAAAGGCCTGGAGTTCATCGGCTACTGCGCCAAGTTCTCCCGCGTGATCGCAGAGGCCCAGGCTTCCGGTGTCAGTGAGATCGAGGAGTTCCTGTTCGAGGACCAGGACGACTCCGGCAACACCCGCCAGATCAACGCCTACCGCATTCGCTACGCCAGCGGCTTCAAGATCGTAGCGTTGTCCAGCAACCCGGCGAACCTGCGCGGCCTGCAGGGCAAGGTGATCATCGACGAAGCCGCCTATCACCGGAACGTCTCGGCGGTGCTCGATGCCGCGACCGCGCTGCTGATCTGGGGCGGCCGCATCGTCATCATCAGCACCCACAACGGCAAGTCCAACCCGTTCAACGGCATGATCGCCGACATCCAGGAAGGCCGTTACGGCGATGCCGCCGTGGTGTTCAAGGCCACCTTCGACGACGCGGTGGCCAACGGGCTCTACGAGCGGCGTTGCATGATGCGTGGCGAGGAACCCTCGGCCGAAGGCAAGGAAGCCTGGTACAAGTCGATCCGCAACGCCTACGGCCCGCGTAAGGCGCAGATGCGCGAGGAACTGGACGCGATACCTCGCGACGGCAACGGCGTTTGCGTGCCAGGCGTGTGGATTGAGGACGCCATGCGCCCAGGCCGCGAAGTCCTGCGCCTGGCCCTGGACGAGGGATTCGCCCTGCAACCGGTTTACCGCCGCGAAGCCTGGATCGAGGCCTGGATCGAACAGCACCTGGTGTTGCTGTTGCAGCAGCTCGACCCGGAGGTGCGGTGGTTCCTGGGTATGGACTATGCCCGGCATCGCGACTTCTCGATCATCTGCCCGATGTCCGTCGACCAGCAGCGGCATCGGGATGTCCCGTTCGTGGTGGAAATGCACAAGGTGCCAACCCGCCAGCAACAGCAGGTGCTGTTCACGATCCTGCGCACGTTGCCCAACTTCATGGGCGCCGCCCTGGATGCCTCCGGCAACGGCGAGACCCTGGCCGAGGATACCGCCGACGAGTTCGGCCATGAACGCATCCAGCAGGTGAAGCTCTCGCGAGCCTGGTACGGCGCCTGGATGCCACGCTTCGTCGGCCTGTTCGAAGACGGCACCATCACTATGCCCAAGGATGACTCGCTGCAGCAGGACATCCGCGCCATCGAAACCGTCGACGGCATTCCGATGATCGTCAAGGCCCGCCAACAGGACCTCAAGGACCCGGACCTCTACCGGCACGGCGACTTCGCCGGAGCCGCCGCCCTGGCCAACTTCGCCACCCTGGAGGTGGCCTCTGGCCCTGTTACCGTCAAATCCCGTCGCCGCCGTATGGCGGCCCGCATCACTCAGGGGTACGCATGAGCAACCAAGGCGTGTGGGTCACCCCCACCGAGTTCGTTCACTTCGCCGAGGCCAAGCGCGACAAGAGCCTCACCGACCACATTGCCAGTCGTGGCCGCAGCTTCGATGCCCAGGCGCTGGGCATGTACCTGCCCAACCCGGACCCGATCCTCAAGGCGCAGGGCAAGGACATCAAGGTGTACCGCGATCTGCGCAGCGCCGCGCTGGTCGGGGGCAACATCCGTCGCCGCAAGTCCTCGGTGCTGGCCCTGGAGCGTGACTTGAAGCGTGGCCAGGCTCCGGTCCGCGTCGAACGATTCGTTCGGGATTGGCTGGCTGACCTCGATCTCGACCGCATCGTCCGTGAGCTGCTCGACGCCGCGCTGTTCGGGTACCAACCGGTCGAGCTGATGTGGAAGGCCGTGGGCCTGCACCTGGTGCCCGAGGACCTGCTGGGCAAACCGGCCGAATGGTTCCTCTACGACCAGGACAACCGCCTGCGCTTTCGCGCCCGTGACGCGGGCATCCAGGGTGAGCTGTGCGACCCGCAGCGCTTCGTCGTGGCCCGGCAGGACGCCACGTACAACAACCCCTATGGCTTCGCCGATCTGTCGATGTGCTTCTGGCCAGTGGTGTTCATGAAGGGTGGGTTGCGCTTCTGGGTCCAGTTCACCGAGAAGTACGGCAGCCCTTGGCTGATCGGCAAGCACCCGCGCAGCGCGTCGACCAAGGAAACCGACGAGCTGCTGGACAGCCTGGAGCAGTTGGTCCAGGACGCGGTGGCGGTGGTGCCGAACGACTCCAGCGTGGAGATCAAGGAAGCGGCCGGCAAGACCGGTAGCGCCGAGGTCTACCGTGAGTTGCTGATGTACTGCCGTAGCGAGATCAACGTGGCGCTGCTCGGTCAGAACCAAACCACCGAGGCGACCTCGACCCGAGCCAGCGCCCAGGCTGGCCTCGATGTCACAGACGACATCCGCGACGGCGATGCCAGCATCGTGGCCGCTGCGCTCAATGCCGCCATCCGCCTGGTGGTCGATCTCAACTTCGGCGAGAACGTCGAGGCTCCTGTGTACGAGCTGTGGGAGCAGGAACAGATCGATAAGACCCTGGCCGAGCGCGACAAGTCGCTGACCGACTCCGGCGTCCGCTTCACCGAGCAGTACTGGGCCAGAACCTACAACTTGCAGGCCGGAGACCTCGCACCGACGGCGCCGGCCACGGACACGACCGAATTTGCCGAGGCGGCGGTACGTCCGGTTCTCGACCAGTACGCCCTGGACCAGGCCATCGATGGCTTGGCCGCGGCTGAACTGCAGCAGCAGGCCGAGCAAGCGCTGCTGCCGGTGATTGAGGCGCTGCAGCAGGGGCGCGATGAGTCCGAAGTGCTCGGCCTGCTGGCCGAGACCAGTCCGGACCTGGATGCTGCCGCCCTACAGGCGAACCTGGCTCGCCTGATGTTCATGGCCGACACCTGGGGCCGTCTGAGTGCGTCCGCTGATCTGGAGGACTGAGGATGGCATCCCCGACACCTGTGAACCCGGCCGACCTCAAGGCCATCTTCGGCCTGGAGCCCGCCGCCGCCATCGAGTACCTCAAGCGCAAGGGCTACGCGATCACCTGGGACTGGCAGGAAATGCTCGACTCCGCTCACGACCGCGCCTTCACCGTGGCGAAGGCCATGCGCCTGGACGTGCTATCGGATATTCGCGAAGCCCTGGAGCGCGCCTTGCAGGAAGGCAAGACCCTGAAGCAGTTCATCGATGAACTGCAGCCGGTCCTGGAGCGCCAAGGCTGGTGGGGCAGGCAGGTCCTGGTCGATGGCGACGGCAATGCCGAACTGGTCCAGCTCGGCAGCCCGTACCGTCTCAAGACCATCTACCAGACCAACCTGCAGAGCGCCTACATGGCCGGGCGCAAGGCTGCCATGGAGGAGGCGGCGGACACGCATCCCTATTGGCGCTATGTCGCGATCATGGATGGCAAGACCCGCCCCAGCCATGCCGCACTCAACGGCGTTGTGTATCGACACGATGATCCGGTCTGGTCCTCGATCTATCCACCGAACGGGTTCAACTGCCGCTGCCGCGTGACGGCCATCAGCGAGTCCGGCATGAAGCGCCGGGGCTTGACCGCGCAGAGCAGCGCCGGCCACGTCCAGCAGGAAACGGTCGAGACCGGGGTCAACAAACGCACTGGCGAGATCCGCACCGCCGATGTGACGGTGGTCAAGACCGGTCGAGGCAGGTCGTTCCGAACCGACCCCGGCTTCAATCACAGCCCTGGCACCGGCCTGGCTGCCGCACTCAAGCGCAAGGAGTCCGAATGATCAACATCGACCTGGAGCACCAGCGTGTCCAGCAGGCGCTCGCTCGTGTGGAGTGGGCGGTTGGCGAGCTGGCGCCGCTGATGCGCGGCATTGCCGCCGAGCTGGCCTCGATCACCGAGGAGAACTTCGAGAACGAAGGCCAGAGTGGCGAACCATGGCCGGCGCTATCGGAGGTCACGACCAATCGCCGCGAGCTGGCCAGGACCTGGCCGGGACAGATGCTGCAGGTCACCGCCGGGGGCCTGGCCGCTTCGATCACCACCCAGGCAACCGACAGCAGCGCCTTGGTCGGCAGCAACAAGCCCTATGCCGCCATGATGTTCTTCGGTGGGCGCCGCGAAGACTTTCCGCATCTGTGGGGCGACATTCCCGCGCGGCCGTATCTGCCCATGGACACCGAGGGCAACCTGCAGTCCGAAGCCGAAGAGGCTATCCTGGATCTGGCGCTTTCCCACCTCGAAAGAGCCGCTCGCCTGTAATGCCCCTAGGAGCGCTGAAATACCCCAGGCGCTCCGGTTCATCCTCCTGACTGTGTTCGCGGCGTGTTACGGCGTCGTAAAGCTTTATAAAGCTACGCTGCGTGCCGCGCTCGCGTTGCACTTCACGTCCCCTGCTATCGATCCGCTTCTGAATCTTTAAACCCGATTAAAAGCCTCGGCCGATTCCGGCTGCCAGGCTGTGCCTCCATGTACTACCACCCAAGCGCACAGCCCATGAAAAGCATCCCGTTCTTCCGTGCCGGTCGGCACCTGGACAGTCGGGGGCGTCAGGTCGAGTTCTCCGAAGCCGATCTCGATGCCGCCATTGCCGGTTACGACCCGGCGTTGCATCGCGCCCCACTGGTTATCGGCCACCCGAAGGACAACGGGCCGGCCTATGGCTGGGTCGGGTCCATCAGCCGTAATTCGAAGGGTGAGGCTGTTGCCACCCCCGTGCAGTTGCACAACGACTTCGCCGAAGGGGTAGCCGCTGGCACCTGGTATCCGCGTTCTGCGTCCTGGTACGCCCCCACCGACCCGCGTAACCCGAAGCCTGGCGTCTACTACCTGCGCCATATCGGCTTCCTCGGCGCCCAGCCTCCCGCCATCAAGGGGCTTTCCGACATTGAATTCGATGACGGCGAAGGCGTCGTGGAGATCGAGTTCTCCGACTTCGGCCACGAGGTCGGTGCGAGCCTCTGGCGGAAGTTTCGCGAGTGGCTGATCGGCGAGCGCGGTATCGAGACCGCCGACAAGGTCGCCCCCAGTTGGGAGATCGACAGCCTGGCCGAAGCGGGCCACCGCGACGAACCTCGCTCTCCCGCATTTTCCGACCCAACCCCAACCACCACCGAGGAATCTCCCGTGGATGAAGCGCAAGCGGCCGCCCTGAAGGCGGAAAACGAACGGCTCCAGCGCGAGCTGAAACAGCACCAGGACGCGCAGCGGGACTCCGAGCGCAAGAATCGCCACGCCGGCAACGTCGAGTTCGCCGAGGGGCTGATCAAGGAAGGACGCCTGCTGCCCAAGCATGCCGCCGCGCTGGTCGCAGCCCTGGACTTCGCCGAGGACGGCGAGCAGCCCCTGGAGTTCGGCGAGGGGGATGCCCGCCAGCCAGTTGTCACCGGCCTCAAGGCGATCTTCACCGATCTGCCCAAGCAGCTCGACTTCGCCGAACAAGCCAGCAAGGAACGCCAGGCATCCAGCCGCCAAGCGGTTGACCTGGAGTTCGCCGAGAAGAACACCGACCCCGACCGTTTGGACCTGCACCAGCGAGCAACCGCGCTGGCGGCAGAGAAGAACATCCCCTACGAGTCGGCCGTGCGCCAACTCATCTGATCCGCAGGAGCAACCATGGCAGATCGTTTGAAGCAACTCCGGGTCGTCGATCCGGTCCTGACCAACCTGGCGCGCGGCTACCGCAATGCCCAGTTCATCGCCGAAGCGCTGTTCCCGATTGCGGAGATGGACAAGGAAGCCGGAACCATCCCGCTGTTCGGCAAGGAAGCCTTCGAGGTCTACGAGACCGAGCGCGCGATCCGGGCGCAATCCAACATCATGAACCCCGACGACCTGGACGGCTTGGACGTGGTACTGCGCGAGCACGACATCGCCTATCCCGTGGACTACCGCGAGCAGAACGAGTCCATGTTCGACGCCGAGGCCCGCGCCTCTCGTCGCGTCGTCGACGTGATCGACCTGCGCCGCGAGGTGGCTTGCGCGAAGCTGGCCCAAAATCCCAACACCTACCTGTCCGGCGCCAAGGTCACCTTGGCCGGCACCAGCCAATGGAGCAACGGCGGCGGCGATCCGATCCAGGTCGTTGAGCATGGCAAGGAAGTCATCCGCAGTCGCATCGGCGTTCGCCCGAACACCATCACCATGGGCGCCTCGGTGTACGCCTCGCTGAAGTTCCACCCCAAGCTGCAGGAAGCGCTGGGCAGCAACGAGCGCAAGCTGATCACCCTGGAGCACCTGAAGGCCTTGTTCGGTGTGCCGGACATCCACATCGGTGAGGCGCTGGCCAACACCGGTACGTTCGGCGACATCTGGAACGACAGCCTGCAGCTGGCCTACGTGGCTAAGCCCCAGGGCGGCGCCAAGTCCAACTACGAGGAGCCGAGCTTCGGCTACACCTTGCGCCGCAAGGGCATGCCCGAGATCGATACCTTCGACACGGCTGGCGGCAAGGTGCGCTACGTGCGCAACACCGACATCTACAAGCCGGTGGTCGTTGGCGCCGACGCTGGCTACTTGATCTCCGACATCAACGCCTGAGGTGACCATGGCCGCGAAGACCCAGCTCCAAGATAAAGACACGCCGAAAGCCAAGGATGACCAGCCCCTGATCGACAAGAGCGGACAGGTGCCGGAGGCACCGGTCGCTCCTTCGCCGAGCGATGGTCAGGCCGACAGCGACGGTGCTGCTGAAAAGACCAGTGCCGAGAACAACGACCCGGCACCGGAGCCCGAAAAACAGCAATACCTGGTCACTGGCCGCACCGACGTGCTGCACAACGCCGACCTGTACACCGAAGGCGATAGCCTCTGGCTCAACGAGGACGACGCCTATTCCTTACTCAAGGCCGGCTGCATCCAGCCGGTAGGACGGTAACCCGTGAAGACGAAACAGCCTGTACTCACCACCTCGGTGGTCGCCCTGGTGGATCTCCCGCGCTTCCTCTTTGCCGGCCTCGATGGTGGCTTGTGTGCGGCCGGCGCCAAGTCGCTTGGCACGGTTGCGGCCGACACCGAGGCCGGTAGCGTGGCACCGGTCGATGTCCTAGGCATCTGCCTGGTCATTGCTGGTGGAGCCGTCGCGGCCGGCGCCGAGGTGGAAGCCGATGCCTCCGGCCGCGCCGTCACCCTGGCAGAGGGCAAGAGCAACGGTACCGCTCTGGATGCGGCGGCGACGGCCGGCGACATCATCCGCATCGTGCGCGGTATCTGACCATGCGCTACTGCACCCGCGCCGACATCGGCAGTGCCATTCCGGAGAACATCCTGCTGCAGCTCTCCAATGATGACTCTGCCGCCGAGCAGCCCAATGAGAGCGTGATCCTGGAAGCCGTCCGCCAGGCCGAGGAGTTGGTGGATGGCTATCTGCGAGGCCGCTACGTCCTGCCGCTCGATCCGGTGCCGACCGTGCTGCGGGATGCAGTGGTGTACCTGGCCAGGCACTGGCTCTACCAGCGCCGACCGGAGGGAGCCATCCCGGATGCGGTGAAGGACAGCCGCAAGAACACCATCGGATTGCTGGAGAGCATCCGGGATGGCGCGGTCACCCTCGGCATGCCAACCGGTGAACTGGCGCCGGAACCTGGTGAAATCAAGGTTCGCTCGCGCCGTCAGCAGTTCAGCGACGATCTGTGGAAGGGCTACTGATGGCACAGAAGACTCAGACCGTCAGTCTCCTGGAAGCGATGCTGGCACGCCTGCAGGAGCACTTTGGCCGGGAGCTGGCGGTGGAGCTGTTCCCGGAGCAACCGGGCAACTACCGCCTCAACCATCCGCGCGGGTCGATCCTGCTGGCCTACGGCCGCAGTCAGTTCGGCCAGCCCGAGACGGCTGATGCCGTGCTGCAGGAACGCAACCTGGTGTTCCGCCTGACCCTGGTGTTTCGGCAGCTCAACGGCAAGGACGGGGTGACCAGCTACTTGGATCGCATCCGCGAGAGCCTCACCGGTTGGTATCCGCCGCACTGCGACAACCCATGCCGCCCACTTTCCGAACAGTTCCTGGGACACGTCCAGGGCGTCTGGCAGTACGCCGTGGACATCGCCACCCGTGCCACCCAACTGCAGGTGCAGGGACCGGAAACCGGTCCTCTGCTGACTACCGCGAGGTTCGAGGAGGACGAATGAGCCTGACCCGCTATCACTACAACGGCCCGCCCAGTGGCGTTGAGCTGCGCCTGGCCGATGGCACGCTCCTGGAGGTTCGGCTGTGTCCGGGCCGCCTGGCAGAGCTGCCGGCCGACCATGAATACACCTGGACGCTACTGGCGCTTCAGCGCCTGGAGCCGCTCGCTCAGCGCGAGGCCGGTGAATCCACCAGCGGTACTCGCCGCACCCGGACGAAAAAGGAGCCAGAATGAGCGCCAATTACCTTCACGGCATCGAGTCCATTGAAGTCGAACGCGGTCCACGCGCCATCCGTGTGGTTAAGTCGGCGGTTATTGCCCTGGTGGGTACCGCTCCGACCGGCCCGCAGAACACGCTTGTGCTCTCGCAGAATGAGCAGGACGCGGCGCAGTTCGGCCAGGCTCTGCCGGGCTTCAGCATCCCCCAGGCGCTCGCTGGCATCTATGACTTCGGCGCCGGCACGGTGCTCGTGGTCAACGTCCTCAACCCGGCGGTACATCGCACCCAGGCACCGCCCACGACACTGTCGTTCGACAGTAACGACGTGCTGCAGCTGGAGCACGGCGCCCTGATCGCACTCGTGATCAAGGACAGCGCCAGTGAGAATCTGTACTCGAAGGACGTGGACTATCGCGTTGACATGCAAACCGGCCGTCTGCAGCGCCTGGCCGGAGGCACCATTCCGGTGGGCGGTACGGTCAAGGTCGAATGCACCTATGCCGACCCGAGCCTGGTGACGCCTGCTGACATCATCGGCAGTGTCAACGCCGCTGGCCTTCGTACCGGCCTGAAGGCGTTCGCGGACAGCTACAACCTGTTCGGCTTCTTCCCGAAAATCTTCATCGCGCCGGGGTTCTCTCCGTTGAACAGCGTCAGCGTTGAGCTGATCGCGGCCGCCGAACAGATGCAGGGTATCGCCTACATCGACGCGCCTATCGGCACCACCGTGCAGCAGGCTATCGCCGGCCGTGGTCCGTCCGGTTCGATCAACTTCAACACCAGCAGCGACCGGGCGCGGCTGTGCTATCCGCACGTCAAGGTCTATGACACGGCCACGAACAGCGAGCGCCTGGAGCCACTGTCGATCCGTGCCGCTGGTCTGCGCGCCAAGGTCGACAACGACAACGGCTACTGGTGGTCCAGCTCCAACCAGGAGCTGCTCGGCGTCATCGGCCTGGAGCGTCCACTCACCGCTCGCGTCGATGACCCGAACAGCGAGGTCAACCTGTTGAACGAGGCCGGTATCACGACGGTGTTCAACTCGTTCGGCACTGGCTTGCGCCTGTGGGGCAACCGCACGGCCGCCTGGCCGACCGTGACCCACATGCGCAACTTCGAGAATGTGCGCCGTACCAAGGACCTAGTCGACGAATCGATCCGCTACTCCTCGCTGCAGTTCGTGGACCAGCCCGTCACCCAGGCCTTGATCGACAGCATCATCGAAAGCGTCAATTTGTTCGGCCGCAAGCTGATCGGCGACAGCGCGTTGCTCGGCTTCGAATGCTGGTGGGACCCCGCGCGCAACCCGCAAACGGAGATCGAGTCGGGCCACCTGCTGTTCAACTACAAGCTGACGGTGCCGCTGCCGTTCGAGCGCGGTACCTTCGAAACCGAAATCACCGGGGAATACCTGGCCAACCTGAAGGGGGCTGCATAAATGGCAGGCTTCGTAGCTCACCGCATCACCAACGGCTCTGTGTATCTGGACGGCAACAGCTTCTTCGGCAAGGTCGAGGAGATCGAGCTGGGGACGGTCAAGGCCGTGATGTCCGACTTCCAGGGCCTGGGCATGATCGGCCTGATCGAGTTGCCGGACGGCCTGGACAAACTGGAGGGCAAGATCACCTGGAACAGCCTCTACAAGGAAGCCGGCATCAAGCTGGCCAGCCCATTCAAGGCCGTCCAGTTGCAGGCGCGTTCCAACGTCCAGGTGTTCAACAACGGCGGCCTGGTCGACGAGATACCACTCGTCACCACTCTGACCATCATGGCCAAGGAGTACGGACTGGGGACCTACAAACCGCGCGAGGCGATGAAGCAGGAGACGCCGTTCTCGGCGACCTACGTGCGCCAGGTGCTCAACGGTGAGGAGGTGTTACTGCTGGACTATCTGGCCAACATCTTCAAGGTCAATGGCGAGGACCAGCTGGCGCGATATCGCCGCAACATCGGCCAAGCATAGCGACCAGGAGCGATACGAGAGGAATGCCCCAGGGATGGGGCGCCAGGACGGCAACCGAAGCCCCGCCATTGCGCGGGGCTTCTTTTATGTTGGCTGTTGAGCTGCAACGGCTGATAGGGCACTGTTTGATGGTGCCATCACATGCAAGGAGCACAAAATGTTTGAAGACTTCATGACCGACACAATTAGTGTACAGAAGCAAAATGGTGAAAAGATCGAAGGGCTAAAAGCAGCTGTCCAATCACATCAAATTGACCTCGACCGAGCTGATGTCCTGATAGAGGTGGGTGATCTGATTGAGCGTCGAATGTCGAATGGTGCTACTGAAACCTACGAGGTGATTGATCCGGTTTTCCATGAGGCATTTCACGGAATTCCTGCGCACTACCAAATGAAGGTCAAAAAGCTTGGGGTACCTGAAGCGAAAGCACGTATTCAGAGCATCACCTACAACATCAACGGTAACAATGCGCGGGTCAATCATGACTCTGTCGACAACTCAACCAACACGGTGACTATCGGTGGCGGCCTGCAGGAGCATGTCGACTCGCTTAGGCAGATCATCGCCACCTTGCAGGATGTGCAAGAGCGGAAGGATGCAACCGACATCGTGGATGCAGTCGAGGCCAATCTGGCGTCTCAGAAACCCAGTAAAACCGTTGTATCTACTTTGCTTGCGGCTCTACCTCATGTGGCAAGTATCAGCACGATTGCGTCCGCAATCATTTCCGCCCTTTAAAAGAAAGCCTCGCCATCGCGCGGGGCTTCTCTTTAAACCCGATTAAAAGCCAGCGCCCCAACCAAGCGCGATGCTCGACACTCCTTTACTGATATCCCACTGGAGCACCGAGCATGTCCACCCCTCCTGTAATTCGTCTGCTTTTCCCGTTCACCTCTGCCAGCGGCGAACGTATCGAGGAGCTGGCTATTCGTCGGCTCAAGCGCCGCGACCTTGCCGACGCGCAGCGCCACTCCAAGGATGAAGCCGTGATCGAGGATCATCTGCTCTGCAAGATGACCGGCCTGACCCTCGAAGACCTGGAGACACTGGATCTCGCCGACAGCCGAACGGTGACCGAGGTGTTTCGGGAACTGGTGGCGGGCCGAGACGGTACTGCAGTCTTGGGACGAAGCGCTGCTCCTGGTGCTGCGGATGCAGCCGAGTGAAATCGCCGGGCTAGAGATGGATGACTATTGGCGGTGGTGCGAGGTATGCGAGCGGGAGATCAACCGTCGCATCGAGGCCGCCGAAGGAATGCGAAACCGGTAGCCACGAGTCCCGCCGTCACTCCCACCAGCAGAGAGCCACCCGCCGCAATGGGGGTGGCTACCAGGGCCAGCAGAGGCAGGCCCAGGCAGAACGCCAGCGCCGCGCCCCAGAGCGGCAAGTTCGCCAGGCATATCCAGGCGAACAGCAGAACGCCCAGCCCCATGATCAGGCTGTAAAGGATACGGGCGGTGCGACTGGCGACGTTTTCGAACATACGGGCAGCGTAGCAAAAAATGGCAAATGAAGTCCTGGTAGGTCTCAAGATTGGCGCCGCCGTCAGCGGCACCCTCCGTACCGCCTTCGGATCGGCGCGCTCGACCGTGCAGCAGCTCGGCCGCGCCACCGACAGTCTTACCGTCAAGCAGCAACAACTCGGCGCCGAACTTTCCGCTGCTCTGGCCAGGGGCGGCACAGGTATTGGGCGGATGCGCCGCCAGTACGACGAGGTCGGGCGTACCATCGACCAGATCCGCCTGAAGCAAGAGCGACTCACCGCAAGCATCGCCCGAGGCGAAACCCTCAAGAACCAGCGCGCTGATCTGCGCGGCCAGGCTATGGAGACCATCGGTACTGCTGCCGTGCTTGGTGCCCCTCTGGTCAAGGCGCTGCGTACCGGCATTTCCTTCCAGGATGAAGTAAGGGATATCCGCATCACTGCGGGATTCGACGCCAGTCAGGAAACGGAACTGGCCAAGATGGTCCGGGGTACCGCACTGGCCAAGAATCAGACTCAAGGCGATGTCAACGTCGGGGTCGGTACGCTGGTTGCCGGTGGTATCAGCGACCTGCAGGCACTGAAAGAGTACACGCCGATCATGGCCGAGGTGGCCACCGCGACCAAGGCCAGCATGGAGGACCTTGGTAAATCGACGATTGCGTTGCGCGACAGCATGAACATTACTGGGCAGGACTATAAGGCGGTGATGAACATGCTGGCCGCCGGGGGTAAAGAAGGTCAGTTCGAACTTCAAGATATGGCCAAGTGGCTCCCGACTTTGGCCGCTCAATATGGCGCCATGGGGCAGAAGGGTAAGAACGCGGTGGCAGAGCTTACGGCTGCTCTGCAGGTTACCCGGATGGGTGCCGGCAGCAGTGACCAGGCTGCGAACAACTTCCAAAACCTTCTTTCAAAGCTGACCACTCCCGACACCATCAAGTCTTTCAAGGACGCGGGCATCGATCTGAAAGACAGCATGGACCAGATGGCTACCAAGGGTTTCTCGCCGCTGATTTCCATGCTCAACATTATCGGTACTTATCTCGGTGATGCCGGACCTGGCGCTGCGAAGAAGTACCAAGAGGCCCTAAAGATCAAAGACGACCAGGAGCGTGACATAGCGCTCCAGCGGCTGGACGAGGCCTACAAACTTGGCGAACTGTTCCGTGATCAGCAGGTGATGGCCGCCTTGCGCCCGCTGTTGGCCAATCGTGACAGGCTGGCTGAAATAGAATCAGTATCCAAAGGTGCTGCTGGCAAAGATGTTATTCGCGCTGACTTCCTGCTACGGATGGACACGGCCGGCAGTTCTATTCGAGCGTTTCAGATTGGTTTGAACGAACTGGGCATCACTCTCAGCGATGCTCTTCTGCCGGCAGTTAATGAACTGTTGAAAGACGTCATCCCGGTAGTTCGCCAATTCTCTGTTTGGGCCTCGAAGAATGGCCAACTGATCAAATGGACTATTGGCCTGGTTGGCGGATTGTTGGCCGGGAAGTTGGCCTTCATAGGTTTGCACTATGGAGTCAACTTGGCCCTGTCACCCCTGAATGCCATGAGCACCACCGTGACGGCACTCTCCGCTCGCTGGACGGTACTTAGGGGGATGCTGCTTTCCACCAGCCTGGGCCCGGTGACCACCGGAGCGAGTCGCCTTTCCGGAGTGCTTTATGGGCTCTCTGGTGGATTTGCCGCGCTGGGCGGCGTGATTGCGGCGACGCCTATCGGCTGGATCATCGCCGGAATTGCCGGCATTGCGGTCGCAGGGCTGCTTATCTACAAGTACTGGGAGCCTATCAAGGCATGGACCTCTGGCTTCTTCGAAGGCCTGATCGAAGGGCTAGGGCCTATCGGCGAGGCCTTCTCCGCAGCCTTTGCACCGATTGCACCACTGGTCTCTGTGCTGGGCATGTTGTTGCAGCCAGCCATCCAGTGGTTCCGTGAGTTGTTGATCCCCGTGCAACTGTCTGGCGAAGAACTCAGCAAGGCAAGCAGTGCAGGACTGAGTTTTGGCCGGGTGGTTGGCAATGTACTTTCCACAATGCTGGCCCCCTTGCGCTTGGGGCTGGTCCTTATCGGAGAGATACCCAAGGTATTTCAGGGCGGAATCGCCGGAGTGTCGGCACTGATTGCCAGCTTTTCTCCGCTGGAGATGTTCTACAGATCATTCGCCGGGGTGTTGGGCTACCTGGGTATTGAGCTGCCCGGTAAGTTCACCGAGTTCGGCGGCATGCTGGTGCAAGGCCTTGTCAGTGGTATCACCCGTATGGCCGGCTCGGTGAAAGACAGCATCGTGGGCATCGGCACATCAATTAAAGATTGGTTCGCCGGCACGCTGGGCATCCACTCTCCGAGCCGGGTCTTCATCGGTTATGGGCGCAACATCGGCGAGGGAGCCGCCATTGGTATCGCGTCTCAGACAGGGCTAGTTCGTCAGTCAGCCCTGGCCATGGCATCGTCCAGTTCAGTGCCGTTGGCACCGCCGAACCTGCAGGCGGCAGCTACCTCCAGTTCCGCCTTCAATGGTGCGGCCGCAGGTTCGATGGAAATCAACTTCAGTCCGGTCATCCAGGTGCAAGGCGGAGGTGATGTGAAGGACCAGGTGCAGGCCGGCCTGCAGCAAGGCTACGCCGAGTTCGAACGCATGATGCAGCGCTGGCAGCAATCGCAGCAGCGGCTCAGCTTCAAGGGAGGAGCGTTCTGATGTGGGCCGTCCTGGGCAAGATCGAGTTCGAGTTGGTCAGCCATCCCTCCGTAATGGAGGAACGCACATCGGCCGACTATGCAGAGCATGCGCTCATCAATAGCAAGCCGATGCTTGAGCACGTCGGCGACGGCCTGGACGAGCTGATGCTCGATATCCAACTGCATGCCTCCCAGGTCGATCCAGAGGCGCAGATCAGGCAACTGAAACAGGCGCAGGCAGCTCACGAACCGCTGCCTCTGGTGCTCGGCTCCGGCGACTATCGAGGCGTCTACCTGCTGACCGGGGTCGATACCAGAGTCAGTCGCACCGATGGAGCTGGCCGCCTGGTAAATGCCACGGTCAGCCTCACCTTGCGCGAGTACTCCGGAAAGTACACCAAGCCACTGCCCAACCCGCTAGCCCTGAAGAGCGCTGCCGCACTGCCTGGCGCCAAGATCGGTGGCATCTCCAGCCTGTTCTCCACGCCGATGCAACGGGTGCTGGGCTCTGCCGTCTCGGCCGGCAACCTGTTGCGCGCTGGCGTGGAGGCCTACGACACGGCCCGCACCGTTCGGAACAATCCCTCCGTCCTGCTGGGCCAGGCCGGCGAGCTGATGCGCATGAGCCAGCAGGTACTGGAGCCGCTCGGCGTGATGGGCACCGCCGCGCAGTTGCTGGGCAATGGTGGTGACCTGGTCCGGCTCAGCGCATCGGTCGGTCGTGACGTTCAGGACGCCGTTCAGTCGATGCGCGACGTTCACATCGGCAATATCGTTGCGCAGGTCGACAGCGCCTCCGTTCGAATGAACACGGCCTACGGCCAGCTGCAGGAAGCTGCGCCTCGTCTTGCTGGCCTGGCGGCCAACATCATTACCAGGAGAGGCTGATGGCTGAGTACATCACGCACGTCACGCGGGAGGGTGAGCGCTGGGACCAGCTCGCCGTCACGTACTATGGAAATCCCTACCGGTACGAGCCGATCACCCGCGCCAATCCACAGGTTCCGTTGACGGCCGCGTTGCCCGCTGGCCTGACCCTTCGTATTCCTGTCCTGGATGACCAGGTGCTCATCACCGAGGACATGCCGCCATGGATGCGTTGATGCCGAACGAGGTTCCCGCTTCCGCCTTTCGGTTGACCTACCAGCAGCGTGACATCACCCAGGACATCACGCGGGATCTGATCGGCCTCACCTATACCGACAATCTCAGCGGCCGCTCCGATGATCTGCAGGTTGATCTCATGGACGTGGAGGGGCGTTGGCGCAGCACCTGGTACCCTGGCCACGGAGATACGTTGGCACTTTCCATCGGCTGGAAGGGTAAAGCGCAGCGGGCGCTCGGTCGCTTCGAGATCGATGAGATCGAGGCCGCAGGGCCTCCGGCAATAGTCAGCATCAAGGCGGTGGCGGCGGGGATCAATCGCCCGATGCGCACCACCGAGCACCGCTCCTACGAAGGGACGACCCTGGCGGCCATTGCCGGCCAGGTCGCCGGCCGTCTCGGTCTGCAGCTCACCGGCAAGATTGCACCGATCAAGCTGGATCGCCTGACACAGCAGGAACCGGACCTCGAATTTCTCGCACGTCTGGCCGAGGACTACGACTACGCCTTCAAGATCGTCGGCGGCCAGTTGGTGTTCCACTCCATCGCGGACCTGGCCGCAGGACCATCGGTCGCCACCTTGAACCTCACCGACCTCACCTCATTTCGTTTCCGCGATCAGATACTGATGGTGCCCAAGGCTATCCAGGTGAAGCACAAGGCTCCGGCCAAGAAGCAGTTGATCTCCTATCACATGATCAATGGCGAGATGAAAGCGGTGCCCAGCAGCGCCAGCCAGGCGACCTCCAGCGCCGACACGGCCAAGCAGCGTAAGCGGGCCGTCTCTGCTCAAGTTGCGATGGCGCGTGCGAAAGCCGACCAAGCGCGCCAGAATCGCGAGCGGACGACCGCGTACTGGACCCTTCTGGGCCGCCCGAATCTGGTCAGTGGCAACATCGTCACGCTGAACGGTGCAGGTCAGTTCGGCGGCGCGTTCCTGATACTGTCGGCCAGGCACCGGCTAGACCGCGCGGGGGGCTATGTCGTCGAGCTGGAAGTGTGTCGGGTCAAGGCGCCGAGCTTGAAGTTCGACGCCACACAGGGCGCCTCACTGGATAGCTATGGGATGGGTAAAGCATGAGTTCCTTGGAGTTCGGTGATGTAGCGGCGGTCGACTACGCGAGCTGCCGTGTCCGCGTGCGACTGGACGAGCGAGACGGCTTGGTAACCTACTGGCTGCACGTCCCGCAACGGCATACCCAAGGGACGAAGGCGCGCCCGCTGATGCCGGAGATCGGCGAACAGGTCGCGGTGCTCTTGGAAGACGATGGTGTCGAGGGCGTTGTCCTGGGCGGGGTCTACTCCACCGCCGAGCCGCCCCCTGTGGCTGATGCCGATACCCACTACATCCGATTCAGTGATGGCAGCAGCGTTACCTATGACCGAAAGGCGCACCAGATGGCCGTTCAATGCGTGGGGGCGGTGACGCTGAAATGCACTGGCCCCTTGACCGTCGAGGCAGGACAGTCGGTTATGGTGAAGGCTCCAGTCGTGACTCTGGACACCCCGCAAACCACTCTGCAGGGCAACCTGCAGGTGAACGGCAATATCAACGCCACGGGGACCGTTATGGACGCCGGGGGCAACTCCAACCACCACACCCACTAGAGCCGACTGTTCTTTAAACCCGATTAAAAGCCAGGTTCGCCTGGCTTTCTCATTATTGGGCGCATGACTACGCCCGTTCCTTACACCAGCATCACCGCCGCCCACTGGCAGCCTGCCCTCGGCACGCCCGGCGAGGCCGTCCAGGGCCTGCGCGATATCGACCAGGCCATCCGCATCATCTTGACGACGCCGCGCGGCAGCGACCCGCACCGGCCGGAGTTCGGCAGCGATCTGCACCTGTATATCGACTGGCCGACCAACCGGGTGGTGCCGCACCTGGTGCGCGAGGCGGTGGATGCGATTCGCCAGTGGGAGCCCCGAGTAACCGTCCAGCAGGTGCTGACCGACATCGATACCTCCTCGATCACGTTGCGAGTTCAGTGGTCGGTGGCCAATGGCGTGCTGCAGCAGACGGAGGTGCCCTATGCGCGATCTTCCACCGCCTGAGCTCGTCAAGATCGATCCGGCCGGCATCGAGGCCGACCTGATCGCTCGCTATGAGGCGAAGTCGGGCAAAGCCCTGTATCCGGCGCAAATCGAGCGCCTGTTCATCGACCAGATCGCCTACGCGCAAAGCCTGGTATTGTCCTCGATCCAGCATGCCGGCGAGCAGCTCCTGGTCCGCACCAGCTCGGCGCCGACCCTCGACTATCTCGGCGAGCTGGTCGGCACGGCGCGATTGCTCGCCCAGCCGGCGCGCTGTCGCATGCTGTTCAGCGTGCCGGCCCCAGTGGCGGTGCCGATGCTGATCCAGGCCGGCACGCGGGTCGGCACCAGCGATGCCCGGCTGGTGTTCCGCACGGACCAGGACGTGACCATCGCCACCGGCCAAGCGCAGGTCCGTGTCACGGCGACCTGTGAAACCACAGGTACGGCGGGCAATGGGTGGGCAGTCGGCCAGATCGCCACGCTTGTCAGCCTGCCGGCCGACGGGCTTGCCGCGCGCAACGAGACGGTTACCGCCGATGGCGCCGACGAAGAATCGGATGAGCGCTACCGGGAACGGATCATTCTCGCGCCGGAAGCGTACACAAACGCCGGCAGCCGGGGCGCGTATCGCTATCATGCGCTCGCGGTGCATCAGTCGATCATTGACGTGGCCGTTCACGGCCCCGAGGAGGGGCAACTGCCCGGCCACGTTGCGCTGTATCCGCTGACCTCTGCCGGGATGCCAACAGCCGATCTGCTGCAGCGGGTGGAAAGCCTGGTCAGCGGCGAAAAGGTTCGCCCGCTGTGCGACACCGTTCATGTGCTGATGCCGTCGGAAGTGAAGTACACGATTCGCGCCGCGCTGACGTTCTATGCCGGCGCAGACCGGGTTACGGCCATGGCCACGGCGCAAGCAGCGGCCGAGGCCTATGCCGCCGACCGCCGCGCCGGCTTGGGTCGGGATATCGTGCCGGAACAACTGGTCGCCGTCCTGCAGGCGCCCGGTGTGTACCGTGCCGACGTGACAGAGCCCGCCGCGTTGCGCGTGCTGTCGGGCAATGAATGGGCGAACTGCTCATCGATCCTGCTGACCGACGCGGGCATCGCCGATGACTGATCAGCAGTTGCCGCCGCCGCTGGCCAGCGATGAGCGTTTTTCCCTGCTCCTGGAGCTGCTCCAGGACACGCTCGCGGGGAATGACCTGAGCGTGATGGCGGTGTACCTGGTCGACCAGGCTCCCGCCGCTCTGTTGCCCGTGCTTGCCGATCAGTTCTCGCTCCTGGACGAGCCGGCCTGGTCGTTGGCCGAGTCCGAAGATACCCGTCGGGCGCTAATCAAGCGCGCCATCGAGCTGCACCGCTACAAGGGCACGCCGTGGGCGCTACGCGAAGTGATCCGCACGCTGGGCTTCGGCGAGGTGGAAATTCTGGAGGGGCTTGCGGGCCTCACTCACGACGACCGCGCCGCTTTCGACGGCCAGCGCGTATACGGCGATGTCGGTGCCTGGCCGGTATACCGCGTGACGTTGCAACGGCCGATCACCAACGATCAGGCCGCGCAGTTGCGGCGGGTGCTGCGCGCCATCGCCCCGGCGCGCTGCCACTTGGCATCGCTCGACTACCAGTCGGTGGCAATCCGATACAACCAGTCGGCCGCGTACAACGGCCAGTACAACTATGGGAGCAGCTAGTGGCTAACTTGCCAGAAACGCCGGATTATTCCGGCGGCGTCTATCAGATCGAAACGTCCGATCCCGTTCTCGGTGGGCCGGGAGGGATTTCTAACCGTCAGGCCGAGCAGTTGGGCAACCGCACCGCCTGGCTCAAGGTCAAGACTGATGCACTGCTTTCCGGTGAACTGGCAGCTGGCAATGCCGCCAAACTGGCCGCGCCGCGGAAGTTGTCGATTTCCGGTGTGATGGCGGGTAGCGCGTCGTTCGACGGCGGCACTGACGTCTCGATCCCGGTTAGCTTTGCCGACAGCCCGACATTGCCAGGCCAGCCGACCGCAGCAACGCCGCCCTTGTTCGACCATGGCCGCGCGCTGGCTACAACTGAATATGTCCGAAAAGCTCTGGGCAGCGCCGCAAGGGCGCTATCTGTCGTCGGCGATGCGGTACTGGACGAGCCACTAATGGGGTCGGTGCTGGTGGCCGGCTCGTACAGCCGGAACTTCACCTGGACTACCCCGAACATGAGCGCGTTGCCCACCGGGGCGTCATTTTCTGTCGTGAACCTCAGCGGCTCTACGCTGACATTGACCCAGCGCTCGGCCGGGGATCACTACATCAGCGCGGAGGATTCCTCCGGCACGGCAACGTTCTATACGGTCCCGAACAACACCGCCGCGCTGGTTACGGTTTATCAGCCCGGCCTGTGGCTCGTAAGTCATGTTTCGCGGCCCACGGCTGACCTCAAGCGCGCCATTGACTCCCTTCTTGACGGCACTACACCGGCCGCCAAGGCTTCTCGGCTTGCCAGCGCGCGGCAGATATCTATCGGTGGGGAGGCGGTCGGTAGCGCCGCCTTTGACGGCGGGAGCGACGTGACTATCAGTTTGGCCCTGAGCAAAGACCTGGAGCTGCGCGGCGCGCCAACCGCGTCGACCCCGCCTGCATTTGATCGCGGCAGTCGAATGGCAACGACAGAGTATGTGAGGGGCGCGCTGGGAAGCGTTGCGGGTATCGCTGTCGCCACCGGGGACACTGTACTTGACGCTCCGATTATCGGGCATGTCGTTGTGGCGGGGGCGCATGTCAGAAATTCGACATGGACCACTCCAGGCATGGCGTCACTGCCGCGCGGCACGTCGTTTAAAGTGGTGAACCTCAGCGGTTTCACTGTGACACTCGTTCAACGTTCGTCCAGTGATCGCTTCATCAGCGCGCTCGATCCGTCCGGCTCCGCGGTGACGTATGAGATACCGAACGGCACCTCGGTCTCGCTGACGAAATATCAAGAGCAGATGTGGCTGGTGGAAGCTCAGCCGTCGTTTCCGGCGCTCCGATCATCGCCCGGTTATCAGCGCCTGCCCAGCGGGCTCATCATGCAATTCGGCACAGTGAGCATACCGGCTGGAACCGGTGTGGGGTCTGGCTACGCGGTGCTGCCAATAGCATTCCCGAATGGCCCGTTGGCGGTCAGCGCTACGCTGCAGTACGGGGGCACGGTGTCGTCTTGGTTCGGCTTCACCGTATGGTCCGGCAACGTTACCCCAACAACGATTACATGCTCGCTGGATTCCGGCTCGACCGCGCGCGAGGTCGCAGGTTCCGTGAATTACAACGTCATAGGTTTTTAAAAGGAGGCCCCGTGGCACTCTACTTTTTCAGCACGCCCCCCGCGTTCTACGACACGGAAATAAACCCACACATCCCCGAAGGCGCCGTGGAGGTTTCTGCAGAGGACCACGCTGCCATGCTGGCGGGACAGGCAAACGGTAAACGTATCGCGGCGGACCCCGATGGGCGCCCGATACTCATTGATCCGCCGCCTCCCAGCGCCGCCGAACGGCAATCATTCGAACGGAGTTGGCGCGATGGGGAGTTACGTGAAACCGATCCTCTGGTCGCGCGCCATCGCGACGAACTGGAGGCGGGAGATGATACGACGCTGACGGCAGAGCAATACAAGGAACTGCAGACGTACCGCCGTGAGCTTAGAAACTGGCCCGAAAGCGAGCGTTTTCCCCAGGCGGCATCGCGCCCTGTGCCGCCCAACTGGTTAATAGGAACCGTTGGGACAAAGTAAAAGGAAGACGTCGGGGCAACTGCGGCAACAGTTGATCCCCGACATCAGCCCGCAGAGCATACCTGCAAGCCAACCGAGGTCTTCCCGCTCGCGCGAGCGCGGCGAAGCCTAACAGAAACTCAAATGGCGTTGCAGATGTTGCAAGAAATACGTTGCGGCCAGTGCCGCCGAAAGCTGGCTGCCGCCAGCGGATTCACCGAGCTACAGATCAAGTGCCCGCGCTGCGGAACACTCAACCACTTGAAGGCCACGAGCCTCCCGAAAGCGCCTTCGAGCGCCACATGTCACGAGGAGGTATCATGTCCGCTCAGCCCATCATCCCGTGGATAGGGGGTAAGCGTCGGCTTGCCGACAGGATTTTTCCCCTGTTCCCCAGACACAGTTGCTACGTCGAGCCATTCGCAGGTGGCGCAGCGCTGTTCTTCCTGCGATCGGTCCCGGCGGAGGTCGAGGTGCTCAACGACATCAACGGAGACCTAATCAACCTCTACCGGGTAGTTCAGAACCACCTTGAGGAGTTTGTTCGGCAGTTCAAATGGGCGCTTAGTAGCCGGCAGGTGTTCAAGTGGTTGCAGATGACTAGGCCAGAGACGCTGACTGACATCCAGCGCGCCGCCCGATTCTATTACCTGCAACAGAGTGCCTTCGGCGGGCGGGTGGATGGCCAGACCTTCGGCACTGCGACCACCACGCCGCCTGGGCTCAATCTGCTACGTCTGGAAGAGACACTGTCCGCAGCTCACTTGCGCCTCAGTACTACCTATATCGAACATTTGGGCTGGCAGGAGGTGATGAAGAAGTACGACCGCGAACACACGCTGTTCTACTGTGATCCGCCCTACTGGGAGACCGAAGGCTACGGCGTTCAGTTCGAGTTCGAGCAATACCTGGAAATGGCTAGGATGCTGAAGGCAATCAAGGGTAAGGCGATCATCAGCTTGAATGATCATCCGGCGATCCGAGAATGTTTCGCCGACTGTCACATCGAAGCCACGGACATCAAGTACACAGTCGGGGGCGGCAGAGGGAGCGATGCGAAGGAAGTGCTGATCTTCAGTTGGGACATCCAGGCTGAACCCGCAGGTCTTTTCTAAGATTCTTTTGCAAACTGTACAATCTGGCGGCAGCTAATTTATCTCACATCACCGCCCGTATTTTTCGCGCGCGGCATCAGCCCCGTTCCCTCTCCCGCTTGCGGGAGAGGGAGCCGGTCTCAGGTACCGTCGGTGGGTGTGGGCAGGTTGCTTCTCGGCTTGCGCTTGCGCCTGGGTTTCAGTGGTTTTTCGGGTGGCGGCGACAGTTCCCGCTTGCGCAGCTTCTTGAGGATTTCCCGATGCTTCTCGCGCCAGGCCGGCACGTCGAGGCCGTGGAGTTCGAGCAGCTCGGGGTTGCGCTCCACCAGATAGACCGCCGCTTCCTGGGCGGCCTCGGCGATCTTCCAGGCGATCGACTGCGGTTCGATGCTGCCTTCATAGGCGATCCAGTCGCTGAACTCCGGAAAGGTCCCGCAGACCTTCTCGAAATCCTCGTCGTGCATGCGCTGCCGGCCACTCTCGATGTTCTCAAGGCGTTTGGGATCCATGCCGACCACCTCGGAAAACTGCGGTCGGTTCAACCCCGTCAGCCCGCGCAACCCGAACAGGCGCTCGCCGGCGCGAAACAGGCAGCGCTTCCTCACTACATAGACCATGTACAGATACTTCCCTTCGTTTCTGGCGCGATGCGCCTCAGTCGCCCTTGCCGCTCGCGGGCGTTTTCCTCTTCCGCTGACGCCTGGGTTCCGGCGGCTCTTCCAGGGGCGCCTGTTCCGCCGCCAGCAGCGCCTCGCGTATCTCACGGTGGCGTTCGCGCCAGGCCTGCATGTCGATGCCGTGCCGCTCCAGCAGCACCGGGTTGCGCTCCACCAGGTAGACCGCGGCCGCCTGCGCCGAGTCGGCGACCTTCCAGGCGATCGACTGCGGCTCGATGCTGCCTTCATAGGCGATCCAGTCGCTGAACTCCGGGAAGGTTCCGCAGACCTTCTCGAAGTCCTCGTCGTGCATGCGCTGCAGTTCGTTCTCGATGTTCTCCAGGCGCTTGGCCGTCATCCCCACCAACTCGGCGAACTGCGGACGGCTCAAGCCCATCAGCTCGCGCAGGGCGCGCAAGCGCTTGCCAGCAGTGAACAAACGTCGATTCTTTACCAT